CCAATAGAAAGCCCCACTATTCAGACCGTAATACCAAATACCGCCCAATAGAGCAACCTTATAACCTGGTGAAGCTGCACCCTGATAGAAGTAATCACCAACAGGTAATGCACTGTCACCAAGTGTTTCAGCAGGTACAAACAACCAGTCATATGTTTCACTGTAAGCCATAGCTGAAACATATCCGCTTCTTGTTGCCAAGGTAATTCCTGCATTAGCATATGGACTTGCCTGTGTACTTTCTGCAAAGGTGTTGTCAGCAACATACAAGTCATGAACACTGTTTGCAATATCACAATAGATGTTCATGCCATCTGTAAACTTGTTAATATTACCCCAAAAGTTTTCTTCACCTCTGTAAGTAATGGAAACCAAACCATTTGTTCCTGCTGCCATACCTGATGCATTTCCAAGTAATGTTGTTGCACCTGTGATTTCAGATTCATTTCCTTCACCTGATGCTTTGTCAACAACACCCTTTCCAATAGCTGTCTGACTGTTCATACTTGCATACTCAACAGTGAAAAGAAGTTGTGAACAAGCTGCTGTTGCAGCATACTGTTGTGACCAACCAGTTCCACGATTTTCAGCAAGGATTCCGCACTTTCTTCTTGTCAAATCTTGTGTTGCACCTGAAATTGGTTTTGCGTTTGCAATTGATGATAATAGGTCACCTGTGGTTGCTGTAAAGTCAGCAATCTGTGCATCATCCAAAATGTAAGCAGAAGCAGAAACATCATACAGTGAACCTTCATATGCTGACAGGTAAATCTTATTGACTTCAACACCGTTTTTCACAAACGCAGGGAGAACCTTGAAGCCAGGTTTCTTTGCCATGCTGACATAGTATCTTGCTTTACGCAGCTTGAAGCCTTTGCCGATATAACCGCACTGTGTTCTTGTTACAGTTGCAGTTACATCAGTTGTTCCAGTGTCTGTGAATGTGGTTGCACTTCTTGCACCAACCTTGTTTGCTGTGAATGTTACTGTTGTACCACTTCCACCAGTTGTCCAACCTGCAAAGGATGTTTCCCTGACCTTGGTTGCAACTGCTGTTGCATCATCATCTGCTGCTACTGCAACATTTTGTGCTGTACCATTCAAAGTAATTGTGATGTTTCCACTTGTAGATGCACCTGTATCAAATTTTACTGATGCAATTTCAACTTCATCATTCTTTTCCATTTTCAGCGGAACAACCTTGTAATAGAACTTTGGTTGTTCAACCATAACCTGACCATTACTTCCATCTTCAATATACCCTGCATCCCCAAAGTATGCATTGACTGTTCCATCATCTGCAAGGTTACACCTTCTTCTACCGCCAAAAGCAAGGATGCTGTCAAAGTCTGCACCAGGTGTTTTTCCAACTGCACCTGCAAGCCTTGTGAATGTTCTGTTTGCATAATCAACTTCAACACCCACAATGTCATCATCTGTGTAACCAACATAACCTGCCAGGTCAGCAATTTTTGCATTGATTTCAATGACATCTGCTTGTGTTGCAACCGCAGCAGGGTTGACTATAACAGTAACATTTTCTGCATTCCCAACAGTAATCACAAAGTCAAATAAGATTCCACTTGATGTGATACCATTGTAAGGGGGCATATATCCTGCCTGAATTGCCCTTGCCACTGCATAAAGGATTTCACCTTCATCAGGGTCAATTGCATACAGACCAATGGTGTTGACTGTATATCCAGTCACCAAGTCTTTGTTGTTCAAAGCACCTTTTATATTTACAGAAGTATTATTGATTCTGCTGATGCTTGAAATTTCCGTTGACTGCTTAATATTAGTCAGGGAAGTCAATCCTGATTCAAGCTGTCCTTGTGTGTAGACAGTTGTTGATGTTCTGATTGCAGAAAAGTTGCATGTTCCGCTTCCTGCAATCAACTTTGACATCAATGCATGTCCTTTTGGTTGAATTACAAATGAACTGAATTCTGCCATGATATTTTTCCACCTTTCATTTTATATACTTGTTGCAATACTTATTATTTCAGTGCCTGTGATTGCATTGGCAAATCTCAAATCACTGACTTCATCAAATGTTTCTTTAATGTCATTGGTGATGAACTCAATGTTTGTGTAAGTGATTGCATTGGCAAATCTCAAATCACTGACTTCATCAAATGTTTCTTTAATGTCATTGGTGATGAACTCAATGTTTGTGTAAGTGATACCACTTCCCAACATTATGTTAGCACCTGTTTTTGCATCCAGGATGTTAATTGATTCAACAACCAAGTTGCAGGGGAGAACTGTTCTGAACAAATAAGCCAGGTCATCCTGCTGACCATGCTTTTCAAGATGTGTAACAACTTGAATTTTGTACTGGTCATTGAAGAAAGTTATTTGAATATTGTCATTACCCTGTAATGCAGTAAGTTTTGAAATAAAAGCTTTCAAAGTGTAAGGAACAGTATTATTCCACCTTGTCAAAACCCTTGACTGCCTGGAATCCAATGTGTCAGTTGGTAATGGGTATATTCCCAACATTTTTTCAAACCTTGCAATGCCTTTTTCACTGCAATACATGATAAATGTATTATCCAACACCACCTGACCTTCATCACTAACCGCTTGAAATTCAGGATTTTCAGCGGTCATTATTGCTTGAATTTCCCTGTACCCTTGAAGGAAGGGTGGAAGATAATCAATGAGAACTATTTCCCTGCTCATGGTGTTACACTTCCCAATACAGGTATTTGATAGGTGGTCAGGGTCAGATTATTTGCATCACCATTGATGGTTGTTCCTGAAATATCAATGATGCCTTCGATTGCAAGCAACCTGGTTTCAATCTGTGCAATTCTCACAATTAAACTTCCCTGATTTGCCCAGTCACTTCTTAATTCAAGCATATAATCTTCAAGTGCTGCAATTGCTTGTGTTTGTAGTGCTTCCCATGAATACCCAGTGTCAAAGGTTATATTTGCAGCAATATCAACTGTTACTTCTTCAACAGTGTCAACTGTCACAATGTGTCCGATAGGTGCAATTCCCCAACCTTTACCTTGTGGGGAAGGGTCAATTGCATTTTGAACAGCATCAATCAAAGTTGAACTTGCTTTGTTATAGGTTGCATCAAGAATGGTAAGCTTGACAGTTCCACCGCCATCCCAAATAGGTGTGACCTTTGTTGAACCAACCCCAGGAATGGAATTGGTTTTTGTCAGGTAATCAGTAACATTACCACCATAGCTTTTTTCACCAAATGATGCAAAATACCGTTGTCTGAAAACTTCCGTATCTTCTTCATCTTCACCTGGAATAAGAACCTGTGTCAATTTTGCTGTTTCAAGTCCTTCAATGTAATCAATTGGGATGATGTCATCCAAGTATTGGTTTCCAATAGTTCCTTCTGTTTCACACTGCACTTTATACACACCAGGTGAAATAAGTTCTGTCACCACATAGTTCAATGAACCAAGGTTGAACCTTTTGTTCAGAACATCAATGTTTACAGGTGTGAATTCCCCTTGAAGGATTGCTTTTGTTGCAGGTTCAGGTGTAAGACCCCTTTCCTTTGCCCTTCTGATAAGATAATCTCTTGATGCAGTGTCACCAAATGCTTCATTCAGCACCATGTCAAATTGCAAGTATGCCAAGGTAAGTTCCACCGCAGCAGGGGCAAGGGCATCATAAATGATGCTACCTTCACGCTTATTCATTGTGTCAGGTACTCTGTCAAGCATCCTTTGCAAGATGACCTCATAAGTCATGTTTTCATACATTAAAAATTCACCACCTTTTCTGTTTGAATATCACCAAATATGGTGTGTACTGTAAAGTTGCATGTTATCTTTCCTTTGTTCACTGAAAAATCAAAGTTGTCAACACTGATGATTCGTTCATCCCATGTCAAAGCTTCTGTGATTCGCCTTTTCAGTTCAGGAATGACATAGCTTACTGGTTGACCGTAAAAGTCAACAAGTTCAATCCCATAGTTCCATGAATAAATAACATACTGATACCTTTCGGTGTTCAGTATGCTAAAAATCACCTGAACCATTGCATCAAGCTTGTCAGCATATCCCAGGATGATGCTTTCATCAAGATGCATTTTATATGTTTTGCTTGGTTGTTCTTCTATCACAAAATCCTGTTCAAGGAATCCATTTGTTGATGGTATCATGTGACCAACCTATCCCATACAACATATTGCTGACCACCTTGCATCCTCAAAAGAAGAACAGTATCACCGACAACCAAGCCATTGTGAACAGTGATTTCTTTCTTTCCTTTGATTTGATGCTTGTGTGTATTATTTCCAGTGGTTGAACTGCTGCCATCATCCGTATAGGAATGACTGTGGGTGTTATCTTCTGTGTAGTGGTCAACGGTAATGTTGGTCTTAAAATCAGTTACATTCCTTGTCAGAATCAATTGTGCATCTGTTAAGGTCATCTTTTGTTCCACATTTATTTTCAATGGGGAAGTAGAAGTGACCTTTCCAAATACAATCACACAAGGCTTTGAAGCTTCAACTGCATCCAAAGCTGCTTTCTTTATTGATTCAATTAAATTAGGCAATAAATTCACCACCCCTCAAAGTTAAGTCCATTTTGTGTTCACTTTCATTAAAAGTGTGCTTGCATCTTTCCACAAGCATGAAATTTTGTACTGCCACATCACCCAGGTTCAAATTGACAACAACCATGCTTCCTGCTCTGACCTGTAAGTGTCCAAAAGCATTTGTGATTTTCAAATTTCTTGTTTTTGCATTGTAAAGTGAAAGTAATGCATCAACTTTTGCCTGACCGTTTTCACCTTCCTGTAAAGTGTCATAATATTGTAGGATACCCCAGTTGTTGATGTTGTTTGAATCCTGTGCAATGTAAACTTCCCTTTTTCCTGTTTTTTCGTTCTCATACACCAACTTGATTTTGTTATAAGTCTGTGAATCAATACTGGATGTGTAGTCAAAGTTTTCACCTGTTTCTTCATCAATGACTACACCAAGCTTCATTCTTTCAAGTGCCTTCAAAGTAAGCTTCCCAAAGTCATCATATAGAACATACATGGTCTTTTTATTCATTAGTTCCAAGTCCAGTGCATTTTGAATCATATCAATCAAGGTTGTGTTATCTTCTATCCTGGAAGCAATGATGAAACTTGTATTTTCTATTGCACCAAGATTCAGGTTATAGTCATTGGCAACCATTTTGATGAAATCTGATGCAGTTTTATTTGTATAAACATAGGTGTCTTTATTCTTCAAATACCGCAATTGGTCATAAGCAGTAACCTTGATGTTTTGTTGCTTATCACGCTTCTTTGAGAAAATAAAGCCATAAAATAATTTCACACCATCAACAACCAATCTGACAGGGTTTCCTTCTGTGAAGTTAATCTCTTGGTCTTTGATGACTGTGAAGGTCAGCTTTCCAGGTGAATCTTTTCTTTCTGTTTCCCATACAATACCTTCTTCAACAACAGGGGCATAAACTTTGTTACCATTCTGAATTAAAAGTTCAACATCCAAAGTCACACCCCCTTAAACTGGTATAGTCAGAACTTGACCAACATAAATCACATTTGGGTTTTTTAGAATGTTTGTGTTTGCATTGTATATCTTCATGTACTGTGACCCATTTCCATAATACTTCTTTGCAATACCCCATAAGGTATCACCTTTGACAACTTTATGTGTTTTGGGTGTCACCTTTGGTGCAGGGGATGATTCAGCAGGTCTTGTGTTCTGCACTGTTGCAACTGGTTTTGATTGCTTGATGGTTACATTAACAGTCTTTGTGCCATAATCTCTGTACTGCTTCAACTTGACTTCCACATTTACATCAAAACCGTTCTTTTTATCTTCAATTATTTTGTAATCTTCCAAGCTGACCTTGATGTTAGTATCAAACAGAAGTTTTCCATTCGGAAATGTCCTGGACACAATGAATTGGAATGGTTTTTGACTTGTTTTCAACTGTTCCAGTTTATCAAGGAAAACATCAGCTTTCTGAAATCCGTTTTTATATACCGCAAATGGGTATTTTGTCTGTGGTAACAATGCTGTGAATGATATATCTGTCAAACCTGGTTTCTTCAAAATGTTGACTTCACCATCATTGATAAGCACCAATGTTTTATTTTTATTATCAATGCTGATAGTCAATTTTGAAGGGGCAACAGGCAACAGCATTGCATCCATATAAAAATCATAAGCCATTACGCATGCACCCCTTCCGCAACTACTTCAAGTGTTTCATTGACCTTTTCTTCAAGATAAGCAACCACACCATCAAGGTCAACTTCTGAATTAGCAGCTTTAATATCAGATGAAAAGTTCACTGTCAGTTCAGCAGTGGTGAACCTATTTACAGTATCCCTTTCAGCCAGGTCACGAATGTATTTCAATTCTTCACCTGTCATTTCCATAGAACCTGCAATACTATCTGTATCATCAGCAATATTGGATAAATACTGTGAAGGGTCATATCCACCTGTGTAATCATTAGCATCAGGAATATCTATATTGAACAAGTTCGCAGGGTCAAAATTTCCAATGCTTTCTTCAAGATTTTCACCTGCTTCATATCCTGCATTCCAAGCATCACCATATGCCCATCTTTTCAGACCCAAGTTTTCAACACTCAAATCCAGTTCATCCATTACATTTTGATAGTTTTCATTTGGTGCATACTTTTCAACTGCTGCATCAGCCATGTCTTTCAGACCTGACCGCCATCCTGCAACTGTATCTGCCATATTTGAACCAAATACAAAGTCCAGTGCAGATGCAATCTTTTGAAGTATACCAAGAACACCATCAGCCATTCCTTGGAACAGATAAATGATTGATGATATTGGATTTGTAAAGATGTTTCCAATGAAATTTGCAAACTTAATGAATGGATTCACCAATGCTTCAATGATTCCAAAAATCAATTCAAGCAAACCCAAGA